TTCGTTGCACGTAATCTGCAGTTTTTCAACTTCTTCGAGCGTGTATTGATACGTCTTGATGTCGAGCAGCTTTGGCCAAATCACTTCTGAATAAACCTCCTCGCGAAGCTGGCGGTGGATGTCATCAATCGGCTTGTTGTACACCTGGATCCGCTTCGAAATTGCAACATCTCGAATGAACCGAGCCTTTTCCGAGAGCCACTGGATCTCTTCGTCAATCGCCGCGAGCATCGCCGTCTTGCGATGCCTGTAGACCTTGAGTCGAACGTCAATGTAATCGACCAAAATCTCTTCGGCGGTTTCATACTTTTTGACGGCACCATTCGGTGCAATGAGATACATGTTACTCGTGTGAATCGTCTTTGCAAGCCCGAGCGTTTTGACTGGATCCTGAACGTCTCCCCAAATTCGAAAGTCTGGGGTCGTCTCCGTAGAATGGTTTTCGTACTTTTGAATGATTCCCTTTTCGACGAGATCTTCCAAGTGTTCCTTGAAGTCCTGGATCCACTTCCCTGGAGGAAGCTCAGTCACCTTGATTTGAGATCCCTCGCGCTCGAAAAGTCCTTCAAGGACCCATGTATGCTCCTTTGTCTTTCGGATACTTCCTCTGAACCCTGCAAAGTACGGAATCATGGGAGCCATTTCGACATTTTTCAGGGCGCACTGAATGTTGTGCGTAATAACATCTGGACTGAACGGAGGAACGTAGCAGCTGAATCCGGTCCCTATACCTTCCGCCCCGTTGACAAGTATCATCGGAAGGATCGGTGCATAGTACTCGGGCTCAACCTTTTGACCGTCATCAACTACGTATTTTAGAACAGAATTATCCAAAGGGTTAAAAATCGCACGAGTCTGTGGCGCGAGTCGAGTGAAAATGTATCTCGAACTGGCTGCATCCTTTCCACCCAACAAACGAGTTCCGAATTGTCCACTCGGAACAAGAAGATTCAAGTTGTTCGATCCGACAAAGTTTTGGGCAAGGTTTATAATGGTTCCTTGGAGGCTCGCCTCTCCGTGATGATACGCAGTCTGCTCCGCGACATAGCCCGCAAGCTGCGCAACCTTCATGTCCGTCGTGAGGTTCTTCTTGAGGCACGCATAAATCACCTTTCGCTGACTCGGCTTGAGGCCATCTACACAATGTGGAATCGATCGCTTAATGTCTTCGGCGCTGAAATTTGCAAGATCCTTGTGTACGAAATCGGTGACTGTGAGATTCTTCACGTGTCCGTACTTGATTCCCTTTGGAGGGTGTGCCATGTGCGCAGTCAACCACGTCTTCCTATCGTCCGAGAGTGCCTTTGAAAATGCAAGCCGCATGGATTCGTCAGTCGTCGGATCAGATCCGAACGCCACCGTCAACCTGTCAATTTGCTTGAAATACTCCTTTGCCTCTGCGCTCGTCGACGTTCCGAGACCCTTGTAGTACTTGACCGGCCCAGTCTGTCTAGAGGCTGCCCTGAATTCCTCGTCCGTAAAGTACCACTCCTTCCCGGCCTTGATTACGGGCGTCACCATCGACACCACAAATCCGAGTTCAATGAGCTTTGGCCAGTACACGTGAAACATGTTGAGAACGAGCCCTTTGATGTGGCTCCCATCGAGATCGGCATCCGTCATGATCATTAATCGGCCGTACCGAAGTTCGCGGACCGACGTATATACCTTTCCGTGCTGAAGACCCAAAATCTTTTTAATGTTTGAAAATTCTTCATTGTCAGTCACCTGTGAAACAGTCGCATCTCGCACGTTTCTCGGCTTTCCGCGCAAAGGAAAGACTCCGTACGCGTTTCGGCCTACGACACTCAAGCCGGCAACTGCGAGCGCCTTTGCCGAATCTCCTTCTGTGATGATGAGGGTACATTCGTGGCTTTTGTGTGTTCCGGCCCAGTTGGCATCGTCAAGCTTTGCAATTCCAGAAATTCTCGCCTTTTTTGTTCCATCCGTCTTTTTGAGTTCCTTGTCATTTTTGGCGGCACCGAGCGCCACGAGATCGTCGAGCACGCCAGACCCGAGAATGTCCTTGATAAACTTTGGTTTCAGTTCGATGGGTTCTGTAATTTTTGACGTGCATTCCGCCTTGGTCTGACTGCTAAATGTCGGATTGATGACGACGGCCCGGACAAACACAAAGAGACTTGCCTTGATTTGGGCAGGTTTGACATTGATCCTCTTGTCCTTTGTCAATTCGTCGACAATGAGCTTTGTCACCTTGTCAACGTGCGTTCCGCCCTTCCCGGTAGAAATTCCATTGACCCACGAACACTGCTGAAATGCTCCAGTCGTCGAATGACCCACGATAATGTCGAAGTTTTCAGTGTGCATCTTTGCGAGACTTTCTAGACCGTGCATGCGAGCATACTCCTCGAGCGACTTGACTTCGAGCTGGGAACCGTTGAAACTGATTCGGGCCTTTGAGCACCACATTGCAGCGTCCCACATTCTTCGCTCGGCGACCCGAACGAATCCGTCTCTCGGAAACTTGGAAAAATCTGGATCGAATCCTACGTGAACATACGGTTGAACAGTCGTAGACTCGATGGTGGGCGGATCGCACGTGCTCATATTGTCGCGCCAGGTCTGTCGATACATCTTCTTTCCGTCGCTAATGACGATCCAAAACTTTTTAGAAAATACATTTGCGAGCTTTGCTCCGTAGCCGTTTCTGCCACCGGTGACTCGCTCTTCGTCGTCGTTATAGTTTGAACTCGTCAAAAGGTGGCCGAAAATAAGCTCGGGAATCCAAATCTTCTCCGTCTCGTGTTTTTTGATTGGAATGCCAATCCCGACATTTTCGATGGTGACACTTCCTTCGTCTGAAATTGTGACATTAATTCGAGTAATCTTTTTGGGATTCGTAGAATATTGATCAATTGCATTGACGAGAACCTCGTCAAAAATCTTCACCAAACCAGGTGATACAGAAAGAAGAGTATGAGTAAAGGAATCTCCGTCTCGGACCCACGTGGGGGAAGGTTCGGGAATGAGAGAGCCGACGTAGGAATCTGGACGCTTGATGATGTGTTCGACATGATTCAGTCGCGTATAGTTCATTTCTATAGGAGGGACCCTTGCCTTTAAACTATTGTCCAAGCAGCAATTGCCGCAATTATCGTCCACCCGACAATGTGGTCCAAAGTGTCCATGTCTTTGATTTGTTCGGGTGGAAGCTTATTGAATTCTTGTTTGTACCCCGGAGGCTTGAATGGAAGCCAAACGTATCGCCCAAACGGAACGAGCGTAGGCTTGAGCTTGTCTTTACAGTCATACGAGTAGTCGTACCACGCGAGCACGATGTAGGGTGACCAAATCAGAAATGCTAGGACCCATGGATTTTTGTGAGGAAGATACCAATATCCCCCCGCAAGAATCAATGTAAAAATTATACATTTAATGTTGAGCGAAAACGGATGGCCTGAAAATAGTCCACCTGCCATTACTTCTTGAATTTAATGAATATAATAATTAGAATCAAAATTGCAAGAATTGCAAACGGCCACAAAGGAATGCCTCGTTTGGGCTGGGCCTCCATTTCAAACTCCATAATCTTGTTTCCGATCCACTCCATGAGCGCTTCATCGTTTGTAATTGTAGGTTTTCCGAGACGCTCGTTGACAATGTTGTGAACAAAGACGGACCACTCGAAAAGCTCCATTGGGGCTGACGTGTCTGGAACTGGAAATTCCTCGAGAACCTTTGCAAAATGGGTCCTGCATCCTATACACGGAAGAACATATGGATAAAGGGCTATAAATTCACGAACCTTGTCTGGGTTTTCTGCTCCATAGCATGCAAGGTGAAGCGCACCCCAAAAACTTGGACCAAAAATCCTAGGATCGATTCCCATTATTCATCGACTAGAAATTTGTTTGAGTATTTCCACACATATCCAGCTGAAGTTTTAATTCGACCTTTCAGAGCAAAACATATTCCTGAACGCTGACACCTTAATTCAGAAGCTGCATCCGCAATTGAACCAAAAGTTTTTAAAAAGTTTCCTTCTAAATCAAATTGGTCAATAGAAACTGCCCTTTTAGAATCTTTTCCACTTGGCATTTTGCGACCTTTTCGTGCTTCATTCATTTTTTTACGGGTTTCTTCAGATATTTGAATTCTTTTCATAGTCTGACTCGTTTTATTTCGAGTTTCTTCTGAAATTATACGACCTTTTAACGCTTCTGAAAGTTTTTTTCTAGTTTCTTCTGAAATGGGTTTACCAAAGTTTGGATTATTTTTGCCAGACATACGTTCTTTAAACAACCTACGGCGTTCTTCGGACCAAACGACACCTGTGTGACCAAGTCCTCCCGGCGCTGCATTATACGCAGGCTTGAGAGTCGAAATATAATAGATTTCTCTTTCATTCATCCAAACTTTCGCTTCTTGCTTTGTTTCAAATTCTTCCAGTGTACAACATATAATAAGAAGGCTTATTTGTTTTTAATTCCTCCACGCAATCTTAACACAAGATGCAATGTCGACTCGCGTTGGATATTGTAGTCTGCCAGTGTACGCTCGTCCTCGAGCTGCTTGCCCGCAAAGATGAGCCGCTGCTGGTCGGGTGGGATGCCTTCGCGATCCTGAATCTTTGCTTTAACATTTGCGATAGTGTCACTTGATTCTACTTCACACGTGATAGTCTTGCCTGTCAGAGTCTTTACGAAAATCTGCATTTACTAGGAAGGGTCCTTACT